AGCTGATACGCAAGAATGATCCTCAACCTTAAATGACTGAAATAATCTACCTACTGGCGGCCACGCACAAGACCTACGTCGAATCATCGATGATAAATTATTGATACACAGGATGACATGTCCATTGGGCAAGGGGTTCTGACACTTGCACTAAGGAGTTCGTCGTGTGTCATGAGCGGACATTTTAATCAAGCCACCTATGCTGGCATACATCTTATCGCGGAGTTCTGGGGATCAGACCCGCAAATACTCAAAGATTCAGACCTCATAAGGTCTTGCCTGATAAAGGCAGCAAAAGAAGCCGGAGCCACTGTGCTATCGGACAGTTTCCATTACTTTGGTGACGAATGCGGGGTGACTGGGGTGGTGGTACTGTCTGAAAGCCACATCAGCATACACACCTGGCCCGAAGAAGGATATTCTGCTGTGGACATATTCATGTGCGGGCAATGTGATCCTAGATCTGCCATACCTGTCATCACAGATGGTCTACAAAGCAAGATCGTGAGTCAGAATCTCTTGTTCCGAGGACTGCGTAAGACCTGTAGAGATCCACAGATGAAATTGCCACTAGAAGTGTGAGCTGGTCTGTTGTGCCTGTTCGGCCAACAGATTCATCTGCGTAACGATGGCCAATGCATAACCCAATGCATGACTGCGTTTGAAGCTGTATCCATCGTCCTCGTTGCGATCCCATACTTGGTGTTCGATATCGGCCCAGGAACGTCCTACCAAATGGCGCTTGCCTGGACGTATCAGTGCCAGCACCATGGCCAGTTGATCCAGACTACGTGGCTGCATCCGTATCACTAGATCTGCATGCGCATGTATGTGAAACAGTTGTTGGATGATGGATTTGTGCTGCAACATATCCCAGTCGGGTTCAGTGTCAGCTAGACGATCTAGATGTCCTGGATCACGCACGCCTTGATAGATGCCCACGTTCAGCAGATCTATCTTGAAGTAGCCCACTTCTTCTGCACGTCTGAAATCCAGTGTGCATAATCCAGTATAAGGATCCGTGGGCACATCATGGAAATACACACCAGTGTTGTGTTTGACGGTGCGGCCTCGGTTGTCTTTCTGCATAGCCGACACATGAGGCAACAACTTCAGCAGCTGATCCCTGTCAGCCAAGTCAATATCAATATCTGTGCCTTGGGCTTTCATCGTGTTCTCTTGCTCAAAGTCCTGATCGCTGTAGCATGTGTCTTGCTGCCATCTTCCATGCGTGCCAGGCGTGTTTCTACTTCTTCCAACTTCTTGAACAGCTTGGAAACCAAAAATCTCAGTTCCTTGAGATCCTGTTGGTTATTGTCTTCTACCACACGTGCTGAGGTTTCTTGCGGATCTTTATACTGGTCCATTTTTACTCACCTTATCAAATACCTCTCGCATCCACTCGCACTCCTTTTTGTTGCGTGCGATCTTGATACGCCAAGGGTCTAGTTCTATATATGCCGTGACATCTTGTAGCTGCTTCTCGTCAAACCTGTTCAATAGATGTTTGCCTGGTGTGGTTCCCAACAACACCCATGGACTCAGTTTTCCTGTCCTGATCCAATGGAGAGCTTGTGTGGTGCTGACATCATCCCAGAAACAAGAAATGTCTTTATTGACTGTCATGCTCCACTGTTCCATCAGCAGCACTGTGCGTTCACTGGCACGCTGTATGGTTTCTTTTTTGGTCAACTCTCGTATATACATCTCATACACCCAGTCCTTGGACCAGTTAGAGAACTTGACCGAGTTCATGACCAGGAAATGCACAAACGCATCTGGATCTGGTATGGTGAGATCCACTATGCGATGTCCCAGCTTGACGAAGGTGGAGTAATACTTGTTTTTGACAAAGTCTTCATAGACAGGTGTTTTCTTGACATTGGGAGTCATCAGTTTGCGGAACATCAACCAAGAATGATAACCAATACGATTGGGACGATCGTTCTCTGCCAGCATGCGACGCTTGGTCTCGCACATGTGAGCGATCAAGGTACTTTCTTTCTGGAACGACTTGCCGCACCAGCGGCATCGGATATTATCGACCATCACCAAATACTTCTTTGATCTCTGATCGCTTGAAGTTCATCTGCTCGGCTATCTCTCGCAGATCTTTCTCATCGTTGATGGCTCTCATGAGATCTATTTCTTCCTCTCCAGCAGCTGGATACAGATCGGATATGAATTCAGTCACACGATCCTTGGGCACACGCTTGCCAGCACCCAGCCAGGATCTACGATAGTTGCGACCCACACCGCAGCTGGCCTGCAACATCCACAACAGCTCTGGATGATTCTTGAGATCATTCATGTGCCGATTAGAACGCTCGTTGAATGCTTGTATGAAATACTCGTGTGCGTCTGGATTGTTTTCCACTGCCGTGGCGTATCTTTGCAGCAACCACGGACTATATTCTTTTTTCTGCTCATCGGACAGTTGTTCGTACCATCCTAGATTGCGTCTATCCAAAGCCGGCAGGACTTCTCTAAAGAGGTCCAGCTTGCGTTCTTTGGAAGCAGCAGTTTGTTTGGACTTGGCTGTTTTCTTTGCTGGCATGTTGTTATTATATCACCACATCTTGGCAATGTCGAGCACTTCAGGAATCTTATTTGTTTCTTTGACGAAGTAGGCACACAGCGGTTCTGATCCCGTGGTCAACGGCAATGCCAACAAGTGACCATACTTGAGCTTGGGGAAATACCATCGCACTTCCTGATACACATTGACAATGTCCACGCTGAGCCATTCAGGTTTGAAACTCTTTATAGGATTGAAAGCAAATGCCCTGAAGCCGCGATCATTGAGACTCATGATGGGTACCACTTCGGGATCTCCGTGATCAGGCTCGCCTATCACTATGCTCCAGTCCAAGGGCATCTCGATCTGATAAGGTCCTATCTTGAGCACCGCTGCTGGACTGTAAAAGTTCTCCAGAAAGATCAAAGGAACGAAGAAATAGTCAGGGTTGTTGGGATCGCTGTAGTCCAGCACGCCGTAACGCAGATCCTCAATCTCTTCGGGCAGTTCGTTCAACTCGAACGTGTTGTTTTCGTGTGTTAGAATCTTCATTTTGTCTTTCCTGGTGTTTTGTAGTCCGCTTTTTCTATCAGGAAAGGATACTTTGCATCTGCATAGAACTTTTTCCTTTCGCGGAGGTGTCGCTTGCTGAATTTTGATGTGCTGGTCAAGTCCCAGATCTGAACGAAGTCCTTGTCCTGCGCTTTGCGGATACCTCGTCCAATAGACTGAATAACTCTGACAAAGCTCTTTCCCGGCTCCAACAATACCAGATTAAAAATACGAGGAATATTGATACCCACAGCAGCAACTCCGTAGGTAGCGACAATGACCTTGCCAGTGGCTGTAGCTACTTCGTCGTATTCATCCTTGCGATCCTTGCTCTTCATTGCGCCTGACACAAACACAGATCCTTCCATGCGTTCGGCCAGCATTTCTCCTGCACGTATTCGATCCACCAAGATCAAGGTATTGCCGGTCTCTGAGATAGATGTGATCAAGCTGGCGATGTAATCCATACGCCTGCTGTTGGTGGTTAGATATTCAAGTTCTTCTTGGTAGGATCTGTATTCTACGTCTTCTTCGATCTGTACCACGTTGACGTGGCACTCGGCCAGCACACCCATCTCTTGCAGCGTAGCTGCGCTCAGACTGCTGACCACCGTACCGATGCTGACTTCGAGGCTGATCTTCTGCCAGTCTTCTTTGGGTATGGTGCCTGTCAGTCCCCAACGTATAGGCACGTTGGCAAAAGGACCTGTCAGCAGTTTCTTGAGCACATCTGCTTTGGCCTGATGCGCTTCATCTACGATGACCGCGATCAGGTCGTCTGCGAACACTTCTAGACCAATCTCACTTTCCCCGTCTTTGAAACGCTGTTCCAAGACATTGAGGCTTTGCCATGTGCAGATGGTGTGTGTCCGACCCAGTTCTTTCTTGTCGCCAAAGTAGACACCCACATCCAGTCCAAGGTTGGCATAATCGTCATAGGTCTGTCGTACCAGGTCTTTGTTGGGCACGATAACCAATGTGCGTCCCAAGTGCTCTACACAACGGCTCATGGTAGCTGTCATGATGGTCTTGCCTGCGCCTGTTGCGATTTCCTGTATGCTCTGCATGGTCTTCAGGAAATTGTTGACTGCGTCCACCTGATAGTCTCGCAGTCGTATAGGCTGGCCAGCCGCTGGATGGTTCTTGGGCCAAACAGCATCACCGTGATATTCTTCGTCGATGGGATCCAGATCTAGATCATGCTTGGTGCGCAGATCTTCTAGGTTCACATCATACCCTTCTTCATACAGGATGGGCAGTATGCGTTCCAGCAGGTTCACATACGTGCCACCGCCTAAGGTAAAGAAGCTGACACAGCCATCCCAACGACCCAGTTTGTATGCTGGCACATGGAAAGCATAAGGCATGAAGAACTTGAGTTCTTTGGCCAGGCGATTTCGTGTGGTCACATCGAGGCCAACCAGCTTGGCGTTGACCTCATCGAGTATCTTTATGACGCATTCTCTCATTGTGCAAGTATAGCAAGTACCTTCTCACAAGTCAAGCATTTCATATGGACAGGTGACGGAAATACTCAAAGTGTTTCTCCTGGAGAGAATCTCTGAGTCTAGTTAGGTCCATGATTCATCCAATCGATCCATGATATGTTATGCTGGGATGATCCTGTGTTTCCCACCGCACCCAATCCAGCACCTGCTGGAACGAAATGCGCTCATCGATCCATTCATAACGGAAGTTACGATGACCAGTCACACGATAGTCATAGAAAGCATCCTTGCAGTGTGCTTCGAGATCTAGAATGGGCCTGTAAGATCCTACCCATACGTGTTCAAACTGTACCCGGTGTCCATTGTGTCCTTCGTATTTGTTGAGGCGACCGTCGGGATTGCCAGTCACACCAAAACAGGTGCGAGTCACTATCTTATCATCTGGCAGAACTATCTTGTTGGACCAGAGATAGAAATATTCTTTCTTAGATTCCGCCATAGGTCACCATACCATTCACTATAGGGAGTTGGCATTTGCCACCGTCCATGATGTAGTCTGATACAAAGATAGGTGTAAGGCAGCTATCGCTCCAACTGCGTTTTTGGTTTGTGCGGTCCTGGAATGCATTCAAGCGATTCTTACATTCGGCATGAAATCCTTTGGGACTGCCATAGCGTGCTTTCATATGACGTGCGAGATCATCCTCAGTGACTTGGTCAAAAGTCATGTTATCTTTTTCTCTTGCTTCTGCATGCAAGCGGCCAAATGCCAGGATGAAACCACCATCCACGCCCTTCTCGGCATTGAAGTAGGTATCATGCCATTTCAATGCCCAGTCTAGGTCAGCTTTGGTCACATCAAAGTTCTCGTCTTCGGTATCATGTCCTGCGATGTTCATGATGCCGCTGATGTGAGTGACCATGCCTGGCATGGCCTGTTGGCCCTTGGCATTCGCTGCGGGTGCAGGAAACATATTATTTCGTTCCAGGATCTGTTGGATTTCTTCGGCCTGGCGGTCTTCTCTCAATAAGCTGTGATACAGTCGCACGCCGTTGATCATGCTTCGTAAGAGATAAAACAGGTCTGGAGTCTTGCGACCTTTGAAGTTGATGCAACGGAAACCGTAGTTGCCCACAGCTTCCCCTACCAAGGTGCTGCCTGGTACTGCAAGATCATCTTCCACAACCTTGCATTGCAGTTTGGTTCCAGGTTTGATCAGGTTGAAGTGTTTCATGATCGCAAAGGCACTGGCACTCTGCTGGCCTTCCCATGCACTGTAACGGCCAGTGCTCTTGATATGGATCACATTGATAGGTTGTAGGATGCGCGGATCAAACAACCTGATGATATCATTGGCCACGTGATCTTGTTCCAACAGGCGCTGGATGTCAGTGTTGCAATCAATGAGATCTTCTGCGATCAGTTC